TACCGCTCGGCAGCCGAGGTCAGCGGCAAGGAGTCCGTCGCCGCATCCCTGGGCATCGAAGGCCGCGCTCGCGCATCTGCTGGTAGCGCCATCGTCCTATGTCATCGTGACGACGAGGGGCGCCTAATCCATATCCGCGCCAGCAAGGTCGGGGAGAACGGCGTAAAGCCGGACACTTGGTATCAGTTGAGCGCTGAGGGTGAGTTCGTCGAATTCGAAGAGTGAGCCGCCCGCGCCTGCCGGGTTCCCCAAAGCAGGCCCGATCCACCTGACTCCCCATCGCCAGGCTGTATCGGAGAGTGGTCTGAATGCGCAGGCTGATGCGCATGCTCATGGAATCGGCACCTGTATGCCTCAGTACTGAGCCGACCAATGCCGGAGATCAGCACCGGCCAGACCACTCCCCCATACAGCCACCACGCACAACCCGACAAGGAAACCAACCATGAGCAACGCCATACCCGATTCCATTCACTGGATTGACATTCCAGAAATCGGCCAGCCCCTTGCTGACGGAACCTTCTTTGCCCGCCACTGGGTCAATGGCAAGGAATACGCCTACGTCGATCTCGGCAAAAGCGCCGAGTTCACTGGAGAATGGGGCGAGTATGGCCAGAGCGTGGATGGCGCCGTCAGCTACCGAGACGGAGCTTCGAACACGGTCGCCATGGCAGAAGCTGGCAGCCCAATTGCCAAGCAAGCTCTGGAGATCGGAGAAGGTGTATTCATCCCCTCTGTTCTGGAACTAGCTCTTCTGCTCTCAGCAAAGCAAGCAGGCGAGTTGTCAGGTTTTGCGGATCGCTGGTACTGGTCGAGTTCGCAGTACTCCACAAGCTGCGCCTTCATCACGGCCTTCGACGTCGGCAGCACGGACGGCGTCGCCAAGCCAGACATATTCCGTGTCCGGCCCGTCCGCAAGATTCTCATTCTTCAGTAATCCAGTCTCAGGCAAGAGAGGAATCCATGCCAACCCTTTTTGATTTCGCTGCAATGTGGGGAATTCTGCTTCTGACGATGTTTTTGCCGATCCGTTTGAAGCGTCGCCCTATTTAACCGCAAGACGCCTGACAGGCAGGAGAACAGAATGAGCAAGCTATCACCCCATGAGCTGGGAATCTTGTACTTCAACTTCATCGAATACCGGGATAAGGCATGCAATGGGATGGCGAAAATGAGCATCGCAAAGTTCTTCGCTATCTATGGCCTTAATCGGTTCAAGGAGTGATGCGAATGGCAAATAAACACACTCCAGGGCCTTGGAAGGTTGGAACTCCAGGCCCTAATGGCTGCTACACAGTTGGCACTCAGGGCGGCCTGATGACGGCAATGATCGCGCATAGCATCTGCGAGCCGGATCAGATCGAAACTGCAAATGCCAACGCCCGCCTGATAGCGGCAAGTCCCGATCTTCTGGCGGCCTGCCAAGCCTTCTCTCGCTTATACGGTCGCTTGTGGGACGTAACCGATCCAGTCGGATCCGGGTTCCTTTCTCCTGAGTCTGTGAAAGATTACGACGCAATCCACCGACTGATGACTGGGGCGATTCAGAAAGCCACCGCCTAACCGCGCCATGGCGCATACACACTGGAGGCAAGATATGGCAGCTGGTGACTACTACTCGTGCGACGTCTGCGGGGGGAAATGCTTCTACGACGCGAACCTGAACTACGAGTGGCCAGATAAGAACGGCAACGACTCGTGGGGCTACCACATCCCTGCTGACGAGATGATGCTCGGTACGAATCGCAAGCTCGACTACTGCGGCGACATCGCTGCTATCTGTCGGGACTGCCGGGCGACACACGAGATTGTTGTGCGAGAGAAGAGCAGCGCCTGACTTCCCCGGCAAGGACGCCACCCTTCAATGGGGATGCGCTACGGCGTGTTCGGCCAGACCAGAAATGGATGCTCGACAGCACGGGTAAAGAAGCAGCCGTAACCCGGCCATCCCCACCCTACCCCTCATTAGCCCGGCAAGTCCGGGCATTTTTTCGCCTGTATGACGACAGCGATTCGGAACGCTGCCGCATGCACGCGACCTAGAGGTCAGAGATATGAACGAAATGTACCTGAACGACGGGGACGCAACCTTCGTCGGAAGTTTCACAAAAGTCTGCTGGGACCGTGATAACGGCCAGCGTTACTCGTTCGGATTCAAGCCAAATCGCGGGAAAAAGTTCGTCGTGATGCTACTTGGCGAGGCGGACAAGACCGCCGACGACTTTGACCTTGAGGCTGCACTGAATCGCCTCGGCTTCTACCGGAGAGAGAAGTCATGAACGCCATCCGCAAGTTGCAAGAAGCGTATGACGCGAGACTGCCTGACGATGACGATGACGGCGACCGCGAGTATGTCACTGAGCAAGTCGGCAAGCTTCTGAACTGCGAGGACGGTGATTGCGTGCCGTTCCATGATCGGAAAGAAAGGCCCTTTATCGGCCCTGAGTTTACGGTCTACGGATTCGCCGGATTCGTCCCGGAGTGGCTTGCAGAGGTCGACAGCAAAGAGTGCCCGATGACTCAGCTACTCCTAGCCGTCCGCCGAGGCGACCTGGAACTGGCCCAACGCATCTGGTTCCGCGCATTCGAAGCAACGCTGATCGAGAACGCTGAACGAATGGTTAGGGAGAGACGAGTTTGACTGCTCCCCTCCCTGAAGGAAGGGGATTCCCAATTCACAGAGAACTGGACAGCGGTACTTGACCGATGCCGCTTACATTCTCTCCAAGGGCTAACACCGCCAGCCCGGCGGCTCTAATGTTGATCGCTGCGTTCACGTCGCGGTCATGTTCGGTGCCGCATTCCTGGCATGTCCAGCTACGGATATCCAAGGGTAAGCGCACAAGGGTATGGCCGCAGCAGGAACAGCGCTTCGAACTGGGATACCAGCGGTCGATGGCGACGACCTGTCGGCCAGCCCATTCACCTTTGTACTCCAATTGTCGCGCAAACTCTCCCCAGCCGACATCGGCAATGGATTTACTCAGTCTCGGATTGCGGATCATGTTCTTTACGGCTAGGGATTCGACGCAGACCACTTGGTTCTCGTTAATCAGTCTGCGGGACAGCTTGTGCAAGCGGTCCATGCGGCAGTCGGAGATTTTTGCGTGAATACGGGCCACTTTCAGCCGGGCCTTGGAGCGGTTCTTCGAGCCGAGCTTCTTCTTGCTAAGCCTACGCTGCGCCTTAGCTAGGCGAGCTGCGTATTTCGCGGTATGGCGGGGATTGCCGATCCGTTCGCCATCGCTGGTGACGAACAGGTCTTTCAGGCCCAGGTCGATACCGATCATCTTCGGCGTGACGGGCAGAGCCTCGAACTCGAACTCGCAGAGGCAAGACACATAGTAGCGGCCTGCGGAGTCCCTCGAAACGGTGACGGTGGAAGGCTCGCTCGGAAGCGGTCTGCTCCAGCGTATATCAAGAGGAGTCCTGGACTTGGCCAGGTACAGCTTGCCGTCCCGGTAGCTGAACGCCGACCGGGTGAACTCAGCGGACTGCCGATGCTTCTTGCTTTTGTACGCAGGGTACTTCGTGCGGCCTGAAAAGAAGTTTTTGAAGGCGGACTGCTGGTGGCGAAGGCACTGCTGCAAGGGGACGCAGGAGACCTCGTTCAGCCACGGAAACTCGCCGGAGCGCTTGAGCCTGGTGAGTGCCGCGTTGGCCTCCAGATACCCGACCTTCTCCTGCCGCTGGAAGAACGCATCGGTTCGCCAGCGTAGGACATAGTTGTAGACGAAGCGCGTACAGCCGAACGTCTGAGCTAGCAATTGCGCCTGCTCAGAAGTCGGATAGAAACGGTATTTGTACGCACGGTTAGCCATGCGTCACATTTTACCATCGTTAATGTAAAGGTAGTCACGACGAAACGGAGGAGGCGGGAACAGGGGCGCTCTGCGAGCGCCGTGCTATCCCTACCCCGCACTAGAAGTACGGGGTTTCCCGCGAAAACTGATGAGCATTGACTGGAACACGGCACCGGAGGGTGCGACTCATTGGGAGCCAACAGGACCTGATTTCTATGAAGGATGGATGAAGAAAGAAGGGACTGACTGGTTTTATTGGAGCGAATCAGGACACAAATGGATAAACGGGATTTTGACCTGCGATGTGTCCGCAGATCGTGAGGCGACATTCGAGGCTAGACCGCAAGAGGCCTGGGACGGCCATGGCCTGCCGCCAACCGGCCTGCTGGTGGAATGGAAAGCCGGCTTGGATCACGAGTGGAGGCGCGTAACCGTGCTGGCCTACGCCAATGGCGATGCGTGGTTACAGCCCGAGGACGGCGACTCATTCATCGTCGGAAACCCGGCAAACTTCAGGCGCATCCGCACTCCCGAGCAGATCGCCGCCGAGGAGCGGGAGAAGGCGATTGAAGAAATGTGCTTCGCAGAAGAGACGCTAACCGTCAAGCAAGCCAAAGCACTCTACGACGCCGGCTATCGCCGCCAGGAGTCATCCACATGACCATCACCATCGACCTGACCAAGGCCGCCAAGACAACGTTCTTCGCGGCCTTTTTCTTGGGCAGCATCCTGGCCTTCGCAGTGGCGTTTGTTGAGGTGGCGGGGCTATGAAGCTGACGACGACCGCCTACTACAACGAAATCGACCCATATGCCGCTCAGTGGCTTCGAAACCTGATCGCCGCCGGCCACATAGCGCCTGGCGACGTCGACGAACGATCGATCGAGGATGTTCACCCAGATGACCTCAAGCACTACACACAATGCCACTTCTTCGCGGGAATCGGCGTCTGGTCGCTCGCCCTTCGCCGCGCCGGCTGGCCAGATGATCGACCTGTTTGGACCGGTTCCTGTCCTTGCCAACCTTTCTCCTCGGCAGGCGAAGGAGCTGGGCTTGATGACCCGCGTCATCTCTGGCCACATTTTGCCTGGCTCATCCGCCAGCGCCGCCCTGGAGAAGTCCTTGGTGAGCAGGTTGCAAGCAAGGACGCGGAGCCTTGGCTCGACCTTGTACAAGCTGACCTGGAAGCCATGGAATATGCCTTCGGGGCTATCGCGTTTCCGTCTGCGGGCATCGGTGCCCCGCACATCCGTGACCGCACGTATTGGGTGGCCAACGCCATGCGCCCGAGATTATTTCCCGGCTCACTCTCCGGAATATATCGCGGCGAAGAAAGCCCAGGGTCACGGGATGGCGAACCTGAACGACCTGGCGCAATTGGCGGGATGGCCAAGTCCAACAGCCTGCGACTCGAACAGGAGGCCCTCGCAGGGATTCACAACACCGAACATCACGCTGAACCATGCGGCGGTGCTGAGCGGATGGCCAACACCATCATGCCAGAACGATCGGACGGGCAATCCGGAATCGGCTTTGTCGATGACCCGCAAGGACGGCTCGAAGGTGCAGCAACGTCTGCAGGACTTCGCAGCGATTGCAGCCCCGGCCCGGTTAACGGCCTGTGGGCAGATGCTGACTGGCTCCTCTGCCGGGATGGCAAGTGGCGGCCAGTTGAACCCGGCGCATTCCCGCTGGCTCATGGGGCTCCCTCCCGAGTGGGACGACTGCGCGCCTACGGAAACGCCATCAATGCTGAAGCGGCGACGCAGTTCATAGCCGCTTACATGGAGGCAGCATGAACACCCGCCGCACAGCAATCTGGCTAGGCAGCCTTTTCGGCGGCCTGCTGTACCTCTTCATCCTGGCAGCCGGCCCGATCTGGGGAGGCATCATCACCGCAGAAGCTACGCACCTGTCCGCAGCAGGCCGGTAATCCGGATAACTGCGGCTTCCCCAGCGGGCGGTGGGCGGCATGAAGAAAACACCCGCAGCAGCGGCTTCTAGCGCAACGCTATTCATCCCGCAGGGGTGACGCTGCCGAGTGGCGCCGTAAGCGCCTTTCCCCTTCTACCTGGAGAACGATATGAGCAACTACTTACCAATCGCGGTAAGCCGCGCCGACGTAGTATTTGGCGGAAAGGCCATGCAGATACTTCCGCCCTACTCCGACATTCCTGACGAGTTCAAGCGCGGCGGGAATGAGTGGACAAAGTGGCAATCTGACTGGTTCTACGGTGGCCTCAAGCAGATGCCTACCGCAAAAGAAGGAATTGATCTGGATCTGGCAATGCAGAACCTTGCGTGCGCACAGGTCTCTTTCGAGCCGAAGCATGAGCACAAGGAGGCAGGGGTCGCCTATCTGGCATCGCTCTGGTTCAAGCACCCATAACCCCTCCCTTCACTGGCTGCGCATGCGCGGCGAGGATCATTCATGTCCGCAGAAAACCAACTGGTCGAAGTACCAGCCAAAGAAACCGCTCTGCAAGTCTACTCGGCAGCCAATGGCCTGGATCCCTTCCTGGCCAAGATTCGAGAAGAGATCGACGGCTTCGTGCCGGATGTGACCACTCGCAAGGGCCGAGAGGCTATCGCATCCATCGCCTACAAGGTAGCCCGCTCCAAGACGGCGCTGGACAACGTCGGCAAAGAACTGGTCGCCGAGTTGAAGGAAGTTCCGAAGAAGATCGATGCCGAGCGGAAGCGGATGCGCGATCTGTTGGATTCCTGGCAGGCCGAAGTGCGCAGTCCGCTGACCGAGTGGGAAGAGGCTGAAGCGGCGCGGGTTGCGCGTCATCAGGGCGAGATCGACAAGATAAACCTTCGCCTGGAATGCCGAGACCTGGACTCTATTGAACTCAAAGCCAACATCGCTTGGTTGGAAGGCCTGGCCATCAGCGAAGCCTGGGAAGAGTTCGAGGCAGAGGCTGCTCGCGCCAAAGATAAGGCTTTGATCGCTCTCCGAGAAGCCCTGGTTGCCCGTGAGAAGTTCGAAGCCGAGCAGGCCGAACTGGAACGCCTGCGCGCCGAAGCAGCAGCACGCGAGCAGAAAGAGCGCGAGGAGCGCATTGCCCGCGAAGCAGCAGAGCAGGCACGGCGTCAGGAAGAGGCCAAGGCCCAGGCAGAACGCGACGCCGCAGTACGCCGTGAAGCCGAAGCACAGGCCGCAGCAGAGCGCCGCGAACTTGAACTTAAGCTTGCCGCCGAGCGCGCCGAACGCGAAGCCATTGAAGCCAAGCAGCGCGCAGAACAAGCAGAGCGTGATGCGCAACGTCGCGCTGAAGAAGCCGCAGCGGCAGAACGCAAACGGCAGGCCGATGAGCAGGCCCGCATCGAACGCGAGGCTGCTGCACGCGAAGCCGACAAGGCGCACAAGAAAGCCATCAACAACGAGGCGCTGGCGGCTCTTATCGCCGTTGGCATGCCCGAGGAATGCGCCAAGCAGGCGATCACCCTGATCGCTCAGCGCAAGGTTCCTCACATCACGATCAACTATTGAGGTTCACATGGGAACTGCACTAACACCGCTCCTGACGAAGTTCGCCACGCGCTACGAGATGGGTACCACGCCTGAAGAAGTGGCGAACACGCTCAAGCAGACCTGTTTCAAGGGCCAGGTCAATGATTCGCAGATGGTCGCCCTGCTGATCGTGGCAGACCAGTACAAACTGAACCCCTTCACCAAGGAGTTGTACGCATTCCCCGACAAGAACAACGGCATCGTGCCAGTTGTTGGTGTGGATGGCTGGGCTCGGATCATCAACGAGAACCCACAGTTCGATGGCATGGAATTCTCAATGGACCAGCAGGGAACCGAATGCACCTGCAAGATCTATCGGAAGGACCGCAGCCATGCCATCAGCGCGACTGAGTACATGGCCGAGTGCAAGCGGAACACCCAGCCTTGGCAGTCCCATCCGCGCCGGATGCTTCGCCACAAGGCAATGATCCAGTGCGCACGCCTCGCGTTCGGGTTCGCCGGCATCTACGACCAGGACGAGGCAGAGCGGATCGTTGAACGAGACGTCACTCCCGCAGAACAGTACGAGGACGTCAGCGAGGCGGTCTGCCTCATCAAGGACTCTCCAACAATGGAAGACTTGCAGTCAGCATTCAGCAATGCCTGGAAAGCCTACAAGACAAAGGGCGCGCGCGACCAGCTTACGGCGGCCAAGGACCAGCGGAAGAAAGAACTGCTGGACGCCCCTATCGACGTTGAATTCGAGGAGACCGGCGATGATCGAGCAGCGTAGTGATGAATGGTTCGCACAGCGCCTGGGGCGGGTGACGGCCAGCAAGGTCAAGGATGTGATGGCAAAGGGGCGCAGTGGCGCCCCTTCTGCTACCCGCCAGAACTACATGATGCAGCTCCTGTGCGAGCGCCTGACCGGCAAGCGCGAGGAAGGATTCACCAGCGCCGCAATGCAGCGTGGTACCGACCTGGAGCCGATTGCTCGCTCGGCCTACGAGTTCAATGCAGGCGTAATGACGATCGAAACAGGCCTGATCATCCATCCGCGAATCGATGGATTTGGCGCGTCGCCAGATGGCCTCGCGGGGGAGCATGGGCTCGTCGAGATTAAATGCCCGTCTACCGCAACCCACATCTACACGATGCAGTCGGGCAAGCACGACCCACAGTACGAGTGGCAGATGCTCGCCCAAATGTCATGCAGCGGCCGCGAGTGGGTCGACTTCGTGAGCTTCGACGACCGTCTGCCTGATGAATTGCAGTACGTGTGCTTCCGCTACCACCGCGACGAGGAACGCATTCGCGAGATGGAGTCCGAAGTTAAAGCGTTCCTGGAAGAGTTGGCAGAACTTGAACATCAGATGCGAGAGCGCATGAGGAAAGCAGCATGAGAGGTGTTAACAAAGTAATCCTGGTCGGCAACGTCGGTGGTGACCCGGAAACCCGCTACATGCCCAACGGCAATGCGGTGACCAACATCACCCTCGCCACCAGCGAGACCTGGAAGGACAAGCAGACCGGCCAGCAACAGGAACGCGCCGAGTTCCACCGTGTGGTGTTCTTCGGTCGCCTGGCGGAGATCGCCGGCGAGTACCTGCGCAAGGGTTCCCAGGTCTACGTCGAAGGCAGCCTACGCACCCGCAAGTGGCAGGGCCAGGACGGTCAGGATCGCTACACCACCGAGGTAATCGTCGACATGCACGGACAGATGCAGATGCTTGGCGGAAAGCCTGTAAATGACCAGGCGGCTCAGAGCAGGCAATCTCCTCAGCAGCAGAGCGCACCGCAGCAGCGCCCGCAGGTTGCGCAGGCTAACGACAGCTTCGACGACGATATCCCGTTCTAAATCAACAATTTACGCGAAATTAAAGGCCCTATTGAGGGCCTTTTCTTTTGCCCGGAGAAAGCCATGGAAACCGACATTCCCGAGATTCTAAGCGACCTGAGAATCGGCGCTGATGCGTGGTGCGGCGTGCAAGAGCCGGTTGCCCATGCGCTGACTCACGATGACATTCAAGACGCCGTTGCTGAGTACCTGGCAGCGGGAGGGGTCATCACGAATATCCCTGCGGGCGTCTCTTCAAATCAGCCGGTCACGTTCAATAGCCGCATTACCGGAGCATCTACCGGGATGGAGCGAGAGCAGCAGAAGCGTGTTCAGGCCAAGCGCACGGCAAAGGACATCGAATACTGCCAGATGCTCGAAGACCTAGTGATCCTAGATTGCAGTCGATGGGAGATAGGCCCTGCCATGGGGATAAGCGATCACACCGTACAGCGACTGCTTCGCACCTATTTCTCCACCCGCACCGAGTTCGACAAGTGGAGGGCATCCGGACATGGGAAATCGACGCTTATAAACGGCGAGAAACCATGCTCGAAGTGCAAGACGCTCAAACCTCTATCTGACTACTACTCGAACCCGAGCAAGAAGGACGGCCATTGCAGCGAATGCAAGGCCTGTGAAAACGCGCGGAGGCGAGCAGCAAATGCAAAGCAAGCGGCTTGAGTTCCCCGAATCGGCAGACGAATACCGCGAGGGCGTCGACGCACGCGACCGCGGCGAACGTCTCCAGGCATGCCCCTACGGACTGCACATGCTCTATGAGCGTTCGTTATGGCTCGCAGGACATCACGACAGAGACATGGGCCTCGCCCCGAGGGTAGCAGCATGAGCATGCACGAACACGGCTGTTTCGCCGACAGCTACCAGGTCCGACATATCAACGCGCAGTGCGTCGTCGGAAAGGTCTTCCGGCACAAGCCAACTAATCGCAGATACATCGCAGTGCTCGAAGCCGGCGGATCCGTAGAGCTTCAGGAAGCGAGCGGGCACAGCACGTACACATCAATCGAAGCGCTCGGCAATGCCGAGGTGTGGGAGAGCTTGAAATGAGCATGGAGATGAACAAGGCACTCGCAGAGCAGGCAGGTGGGGATGAGCGCGCGGCGTTCGAGCGCGCCTTCACCGTGCAGGAAGGCATCTACTTCGACGACAAGCGCGGCGAATACCGCTCGATGAATCTCTGCGCGATTGAAGCTAGCGATGCCCAGGACCTGAATCTGCAGCTGCAAGGCTGGCAAGCCCGCGCCGCCCTGGCGCAACCCTCCCCTATGTACGACCCGAAGCGTTGTCTTGCGTGCGGAGGCGATCACGGCAATAGCGGATTACCTTGCCCCAATATGCGCGTCACTGCGCAAGCGCAACCCTCCCCGAAGTGCGTGAAGTGTGGCGGTACTGGCGAAGCCGATTCCGGTGGCGTCCACCCATGGGGAGAGCCGGTCTTGATCCCCTGCGATTGCGAGACCGAGCAGGCAGTGGCGGAGCGGCCGGAGGTAGTGGCCTATGCCGATCCGGTAGCGTTCGCCACGTTCAAGGAGCGCGGCCATGAAGGCGGGGTTGCAGGACGGGAATGGATGTGGGCGGAGCCGGGTGCCGCCCTTGTTGCGATGAGCCGAACTGATGAGTGCGAGCGCATCGTCGGGGCGCTGCGTGAACAGTACGAATGCAACACAGCGATCATGCACGCCAGGACCGAGGCGCTGAGCCGCGTAACCTCAGAGCGCGACGCCGCCCTGTCCAGGGTCGCGGAGCTGGAGAAGCAAGAGCCGGTGGCGACCGTTGCGAAGGTGCCGGGTGAAGACTGGAACAGCCTTGATTTCCATCGCGACCTGCAAGACATGCAGCCGGGCACGAAGCTCTACGCCGCCCCTTTAGCCCAGGCTCAGCAACTCCACGACCTGGACAAACAGTGTCGCGATGACGTGGCACGTGCGCTTGGTTTGCGCCCGAATAAGGAGCGCGGCTTCGCCTGGTCCTACCTGTTGGCGTCGATCAAGTCATGCGTGAAGGCCTCCGGGGATAGCGCCCAGGCTCAGCACAGCGTGCCGGAGGGCTGGAAGCTGGTTCCGGTAGAGCCGACCGAAGACGTACTCGAAGCGATACACAACGGCGGTTATGTCGGCGATGACCAAGAACTGCGTTGGTTTTACCAATCCATACTCGCCGCCGCGCCGGCACCGGGAGGTGAGTGATGATCCTGTACGGCGTAACTATTGATCTTCAAGTAGTCCCGGTTCGGCTAGGCAGCCAGCAGATGATGGAGTGCCGCGACGTTTTCAACAGTGAAAAGGAGGCGAAGGCGCGGGCCGAGGAACTGCGCGCTCTGTGCGCCGCCGCGCCCGGCAAGGAAGTGCCGCAGGCATGGCTCGACGTGCAGGCAGAGCGCCGCCGGCAGATCACCGCCGAGGGATGGACGCCGGAGCACGACGACCTCTATTGCGCCGCCGAACTTCCGCGCGCCGCAGCAGCGTACATCCTCAACGGAGCTAACGACGAGGCTCCGGCTATCTGGTCGTTCTCGGCGAAGTGGTGGAAGCCGAGAGACGCGCGCTCCAACTACGTGCGTGCCGGCGCCTTGATCCTGGCCGAGATCGAGCGCCTGGACCGCGCCGCGCCCGGCAAGGAGGTAGGTCATGAGTGAGGTCCACCGCTTTTCCGTAGTGAAGATGCTTTCCGAGGCGGGCAACAAGATTAGCTACGAACCTCACGGCCCTGAAATTGTGATGGCGAAGGATTACGACGCCCTCGCCGCCGAGGCCCAGGCGCTAAGGGAGGAAGTCGCAGCACTGCGCGCAAGGGTGGTGGTTGTGCCGGAGCGAAAACTCCTAAATGCCGGAGTCCCAGGGCTGAATCGTAATAGCGGCTGGAACGCCTGCCTCGACGAACTGGCGCGCCTCAACGGTATGACGGTCAGCGTTTCCGCGCTTGATACCCTGCGAAAGGCCGCGTTAGGAGAGGTCCAGCACCTGAACAACGGACTGTGCCCTGATGCCTTTGAGGGGCACGAAGCACGCGATCCGGACTGCCCGGTATGCCGGGCGCTGATCGAGACGGGAAAGGAGAGCGACAATGTCTGAACTAAAACCGTGCCCGTTCTGCGGATGCTCGATGCACCTAGAGAGCAACCGCGACTGGCATAGGATCGTAGGCGATCACGCTTTAGAGTGCGCCTTCACGGACAGCGAAACAGTGGTGGTGCCGGCAACAAAAGAGCAGCGTGATATTGCTGTCTCCGACTGGAACACCAGAGCCGTCCCCGCGGACCATGTGGTGGTTCAGCGGGAGTTGCTGGAGCGCCTGTACAGCAGCGATACCGCAACGGCACTGATGGCAGCGGCAGAACTAAGATCCCTACTCAATCCCTAGCTCTTCCCCTTAACCACCACCATCGACCAGGCTGAAACCCGCATTCCTGCTGGGTTTCAGCACAAAAACTGGACGATTTTGGCCCACTAGCCCGCCACCCCAAACCAACGCATCCGACCCCCGGAGGACCAACCGTATGGAAGGTATTCGCATGTCTCAATTTCGTCCATGCCCAGCCTGCCGAGGTTACGACCTTGAGCGTCGCTGGTGCCACGTTTGCGATGGTCGCGGCGTCGTTGACGTCGAGGCTCAACAGAAGGAACGCGCAGAGATGGTGAAGCTGCTGCGCGCAGCCGGCATTGAAGTGAGGGACTGACCGTGCCTGACATTCAAGCAACCTACATCGAAGTAAGCGCCGAAGTGCGCTACTGGGAAGACTCCAAGATCAATGGAGTGGAAGACGAGAATGGCACCCTTACTCCGTTCCGCAGTGGAGACCTCTGGTGCCCGGTGATCCGCCTGGAAGACGGCACGGTGATGGATTGGCCGGCCGGCATGGTCGCTGACTTTCACTTCAAGGTCTGCGACGCCGGGCAGTACTGGCTACTGGATGACAGCCGAAAACGCGTAGCGCAGTGGGCTGGCTATTACGTCCCGGATGAATTCCTTTGCCCGACCGAGAACGGTTATGGGGACTACATCATCTTCAAAGTCGGCGCCGATGGTTTGATTACCGGGTGGCGCAAACCAGAGATCGAATGGGGCGGCCGCGAAGATGATCAGGAAGGATGGAAGCGCCTTAAGGAGAACGACCGTGCCTGACATGAGAGAAGAGTTTGAAGCGTGGGCTACCAAGCACCGTATGCCGATTCATCGCGACGGTGTTGTCACCGACTATGCAGCCAGATGCACAGATGAATGCTGGCAAGCCTGGAAAGCCAGCCGCGCGGCTCTGAGGGTGGAGCTGCCGGAGCGTCGCGATCCGTTGAACTGGACCGGAGACGATGAGAACCCAAGATCTGCCGGCTTCAACGACTGCCTTGAGCGAGTGACCGAAGCCCTCCAGCAAGCCGGAATCGAGGTGAAGCATGGCTGACCATCCTATCGACGACAGAGTGCTCGAGCATCTCCGCAAAATTCAGGGCTCTACTGCATGGGCTATGCGTCACGCCATCGGCGAAGACAGGCCGACCATCAGCAAGGCTTTGAATAGGCTAAAGCGCAAGGGCCTCGTTGAATGCAACGGCACACCCTACTGGGTAGCAACTGGACTTCGAGGTACGCACGCATGACCGACCACGCAGAGCTGCGGAGGCTGGCTGAGGCATGCGACGTGTCTCGCTGCGCCGACGAAGGAGAAGAGCGTAGAAGGCTACACGATTTCTACGATTGCATTGAGCCTGAGCTGATCCTATCCATGCTAAACGAGATCGCCGAGAACGATTCGGTGGTTGCAGTTTGGAGGGGACGGACGCAGCGTACTGAGGAAGAGCGGGACAGGCTCAAGGCGGAGAACGAAAGGCTGCTCGACGAACTATCCGCATGCACCGAGCATCCAGGCGGATGTGGGTATTGGCGCGAGGCCGCCAAGCGTAGAGCGGAAGAGCGCGACCGGCTGAGGGACGAGAACGAGGTGCTGCGCAGGTTCGCTGCCGAGGCATATCAAGTGCTCGGCGCTCTGGACGCCCCAGAGAACGTTCTAGACAACGCTTCCGATGCAGCCAATGGACTTCCACTGCGACACGAAACACTACTGCCGTTCTTCGCTGAAGACTATGAGGCGCTGCGCAATGACGCCGCGCGCTACCGGTGGCTGCGAGAGCGAGACCTCGAAACGATCAGACAAGGCGGCGTATTCGCCGGGATGACACCTGAGAACATCGTACTCAACCAGGAAGACCTGGACGCTGCAATCGACGCAGCCCTGGAAGGAGCAACGCAATGAACGACCGCACACTACTCGAACTGGCGGCGCGGGCGGCGGGGATGCAGATCAATGAGCAGCGTCAAGCCGAACGTGATTCCATAGTCGATCCAGCAAAAGCCAGCCTTTGGATTGTCGATGGGTGTACGGCCTGGAACCCACTTATCGAAAGCCACCACGCGTTTATTCTGGCGGTGCAGCTTCGCCTGGACATTACGTTCTACAACGGATTTCAGGAGGTGGCCGCCGAGCCATCAAATGGTGACGGGATGAACCCTTGCCAGGAGGTGTTCACAGAAAACCCGTATGCGGCAACTCGGCGAGCAATAGTCCGCGCCGCCGCCGAGATCGGCAAGTCTATGGGAGGTGGGGAGTGACGAAAGACAACGGTGGACAAGCGTTTCCCTCGGAATCGATGTACACGCCCGAAGCGGGAATGACCCTGCGCGATTACTTCGCGGCCAAGGCGATGCAGGCCTTGCTTCATCCGACGTACATAGAGTCAAGCGTAAGCAAGCCCCATAGCAATCCTCTTGCTGACATACCGAGGGTTGCTTATCGATACGCCGACGCCATGCTAAAGGCCAGGAAGGCGGGAGGTGGGGAGTGATGAAACGGGAGGAATTCGAGAAGCGCATGGCCGGCATATTCGACCTGTCCGCTTACGTGGACAGCCAGGGAGACATCCGATATTCGGACAGCCACACCCAGGCTGCTTGGGATGGATGGCGATGGGCAATGGTGGTTTTCCAGCCAATTGAAGCAGAACGGTATGGAGAGTTGAATGAGCGACGCACCCATTGAACCCCATGAATACCTCTACGGCGTAAAGGTCGTCCAGATCGAGGATCTTCGAGTTGCCCGAGGATTGACCAGGCGCCCGGTTTCTTCATGCCGTCACAGGAAAATGGTCTACGACGAAAAGGAGCGCCGCATCTGGTGCAGCGATTGTGAAACGGAGGTCGAGCCGTTTGATGCCTTCATGCACCTGGTACAGGTATTCGATGGCGGCCTGAAGGACTTGAACAGGCGCCGCCGAGAGTTGCATGAGGCAGAGCAGTTTGCAATCCGCAGCCGTGCGGCCAAGGTGATCGACGAAGCGTGGCGCAGCACGAAGATGGCTCCGCTTTGCCCACACTGCAATGAGGCGCTTCTCCCGGAAGACGTTGTAAAGGGAGTTGCCACGGCATCCAAGCAACTGATCATCGCTCGCCGCAACAAGCAGAAACAACTGAAGTAGCCCAGCCGAGCCCACTAGGGCCTCTTCCTGAGGCCCGCCCGGCTGGGCGTTCAAATCCTACCAGAAGGCCTGACCGAGCAGTTAACCCCCATATTGCCCGATGCGGGCGCCCTGCCCGGCCAAGCCTCCACGAATTCTACCCGCCAACCCGATGCCGTTGATCGGCCAAGGTCTCGCTATGTCTTTGATTTCAGTTGAGGCGGCCGCCGGCATTCTCGGCGTGAGCCGCAGGACCGCGTACCGCTACGCGGACGAAAAGCTGATCCCAGTGGTCAGGTTCAAGAAGACCATCCGGGTGCACAAGGAAAAGCTCGAACAGATGCTTGAAGAGGAAGCCGCTGCTAGCATGCGCGACGCGGTCGGCGTACCGGAGGAAGTATGCCGTACAAGAGAAACGACTCCGCCTACTGGTGGATCTCTTTCAAATCAGCAACAGGAAAGCTTGTTAGACGCTCTTCTGGAACTGCCGACTACTCGGCGGCGAAAGCACTAGAGCAACAGGAACGCGCGAAAGCGTGGAAGGAAAAGGAAATGGGCGTGAATCCGCCCAGGACCTTTGAGGAGGTGATCATTCCGTATCTGCAACACGCTCGCCAGCATCAGCGCAGCTACGAAACGACCGTGCACCGCATAAAGCCGCTGCGCGAGTATTTTGCCGGACGTGTGATCAACGATCTAGGGGGGCAGGACATCCGGGGCTACGGAACGCACAGATTGGACGCCGGCGCATCACCGGCAACCATCAACCGCGAACTCGCGGCATTATCCGCGGCTATCAACCATTGCAACACCGAAATGGAGTGGGGTCTCCCGAACCCTGTAAAGGGACGGAAGATGCGCGAGGCCGAGGGACGTGATCGTTGGTTGACCAGGGCAGAGGTCGATGCCCTGTGCCGATCCGCGCGCGGGCAGAAGTTTGGCCCGATGCTGGAGGACTTTATCCGCTTGGCCGTCAACACAGGGTGCCGGCGGGAAGAGATGCTCGGCCTTGAGTGGCGCAGAGTGGATTTTGCCAACCGCCTGATCTATCTGGAGGCTGGCCACACGAAGGCAGGAAAGCGCCGGAGCATTCCGATCAACGAAGGGGCGATGGCAGCACTAAAGCGACGAATGGCATTCAGGTCCGAGACAAGCCCAGAATGCCCCTGGGTCTTTGCGCGCGCTAACGGTGATCGAGTGGTATCGCTTTCGGCCGGCTTCAAGCAGGCCTGCCAGGCAGCGAAGATTGCGGACTTTACGATTCACGACCTGCGCCACACCTGCGCGGCATGGCTGGTCAGCGCCGGCGTTCCGCTGGCGGATGTTCGGGATCTGCTCGGACACTCGACAGTCGCGATGACTGAGCGATATGCCCATCTTGCTCCAGCCAGGGTAAGGGATGCTGTAGGGGTTCTTGATCAAGTCCGTGAAAGCCGCATTTCACGTTCTGTTCACGCTGATAATCCAGCGCATCTAAATGGAGGGCCGCTGAAGCTCGTAAACACTTGATTTAGAAGGTGGTGCGGACGGAGAGACTCGAACTCTCACGCCTTGCGGCGCTGGAACCTAAATCCAGTGTGTCTACCAATTCCACCACGTCCGCGGGACACTGCTTGGAAATGAAAACGCCAGGCCTCGGGCCTGGCGCTTCGGAATATGGGGTGGACGATGGGAATCGAACCCACGACACCAGGAGCCACAATCCTGTGCTCTACCAACTGAGCTACGCCCACCATATTACGACTTGCGGTAAAACATCGCCTGCTTCTTGCCGATTCGCCGAATGGCGCACCCGGCAGGACTCGAACCTGCGACCATCCGCTTAGAAGGCGGATGCTCTATCCAGCTGAGCTACGGGCGCTTTATTCATCTGCATTCAATGCTGAGCGCAAACTTTAAGCTCTGGCAATCACAAAGTCAGCAACCGACTTGCATTACCTCTTACCCTGCGTCCGGCTGTGCTCGGCAAGCGGGGCGCATGTTATACAGGGGGCGAAAGGCCGTCAACGGGTTTTTTAAAAAAATTCAGCTATATAAAGGAGTTACGGCAAATCCGCGGGTCGCCTCCTTTGCCCCGGGCGGCGTCCATGCGAAAATGCGCGTCCTTTTTCCACCCGATTCGATGGTTACCCTTCCGACATGACCGCACAACTGATCGACGGCAAAGCGATCGCCGCCAACCTTCGCCAGCAGATAGCCCAACGCGTGACCGAGCGCCGCCAGCAAGGCCTGCGCGTTCCCGGCCTGGCGGTGATCCTGGTCGGCACCGATCCGGCCTCTCAGGTCTATGTGGCGCACAAGCGCAAGGACTGCGAGGAAGTCGGCTTTCTCTCCCAGGCCTACGATCTTCCCGCCGAAACCAGCCAGGACGACCTGCTGGCCCTGATCGACCGCCTGAACGACGATCCCGCCATCGACGGCATCCTGGTCCAGCTACCCCTGCCCGCCCACCTGGACGCCTCCCTGCTGCTGGAGCGTATCCACCCGGACAAGGACGTGGACGGTTTCCATCCCTACAACATCGGCCGCCTGGCCCAGCGCATGCCCCTGCTGCGCCCCTGCACCCCGAAAGGCATCATGACCCTGCTCGCCAGCACCGGCGCCGACCTGTACGGCATGGACGCGGTCGTGGTCGGCGCCTCGAACATCGTCGGCCGGCCCATGGCTCTGGAGTTGCTGCTGGGTGGCTGCACCGTCACCGTGACCCACCGCTTCACCCGCGACCTGGCCGACCATGTGTCGCGCGCCGACCTGGTGGTGGTCGCTGCCGGCAAGCCGGGACTGGTCAAGGGCGAGTGGATCAAGGAAGGCGCCATCGTCATCGACGTCGGCATCAACCGCCAGGCCGACGGCCGTCTGGTCGGCGACGTGGAATACGAGGTGGCGGCGCAACGCGCCAGCTGGATCACCCCGGTGCCGGGCGGCGTCGGGCCGATGACCCGCGCCTGCCTGCTGGAAAATACCCTGCACGCCGCCGAACACCTGCACGACTGA